CCAGAGCCGGCGGGGGCTGGCAAGTGCCGGCCCCCGCCGGAATCAGTCACAAGGTTCAGGCCTTGGCGAGGCGACCGACGAACTCGGGGCCGTGATTGCTCACGCCGAGCCGCGTCGAGGCCACGTAGAGCACCTGGCGGCTGCGGACGAGCAGCTCGCGGGCCACGTTGATCTCCAGCCCGGTGTCCTTCAGGCCGATGGCGGTCGACATGCTGAAGTCACCGAACAGGGCCAGCGTCGTGGAGGGCAGGCCCTTCACGATGTAGACCGGGGCACCGAAGATCGTCGGCACCACGCGGCCGCCACCGACAACCATCGTGGTCTGCTGGGCCGCCCAGATCTTCATGAGGTCCACGTAGCCCGCCTTGCTGCAGACCCACGCGCCCGTGCCCATGATGCTTTCGTCAACCTTGCCGACGACGTCGGCGAGGTTGGCAGCCGTGGTGGAGGCGTTGGCCGCCACCGTCACGGTGTTGCCCGAAGCCACCGAGGCCGCGAGGCCGGTGATCGCCGGGTTGGCCGTGTTGCCGCCGAACGTCACGTTGTCCATCCACCGGGCGAGCCCGTGGCTGAACCGGTCGACCACCAGGCCGGCGACGTCGACCGGCGAATCCTCGAGCAGAGCCCGCGACACCGGCACCGAGGCACCGCCCTCGTAGAGGGTCAGGTCGGCACCGGTCGTCGAGATGTCCTGGTCGCTGAACGCCACGTTCTCGGCCGCGAAGCCGAACGTGACGTCGCCGGACTTGGGAAGGGTGATCTTCTGGCCGCGGGGCCGGAAGATCGAGGCGAGCTGCATCGCCACAGACTGGTACTGCAGCCGGTTGACGATCGCGGAGTAGAGCTCGGTCACGACGTAGTCGTCGCCGAAGCCGTCCACCGTCTCGCCCATGGCCCGCTTGCTGAGGCCGGCCAGGCCGCACAGGTGGCGGCCGACGGCCTCGGCGACCTTCACGGAGCGGAAGGCCCGCACGCCGGCCCGGATGTCGGGCTTGGTCTCGGACTCCTCGTCCTGGCGGAACTGCTTCTCGACGTCCTCGCGGGACTTGTCGGAGCTGCGGACCGCCTGCATCGACGCGATCGCGGCGTCGAGGTCACCCTCGCGCTTGGCCTCGGCGGCGATCTTGGCGGCCCGCTCCTGGGCGGCGGCCAGACGGCCTTCGATGCTCTCGCGGTCGGCATCATCCTTCGGCTCGAGCGAGCGGAGGGCGTTGATCTCGTTCTCGACCGCGACACTCTCGTCGGTCAGCAGGCGAAGCTTCGGGCTGGGCATGGTTACCTCGGTTGGAGTTGATGCGTGGTCGATGTCGATCTCGCGAACGGCAACCTATGAAGGCACCACCGATTTGCCCTATAGGCCGTCTGGAAAAAATCTCATCGCGGCCGAAGCGTCACGCGAGCCGCCCGATGGCCGACTGAATCTCGCGCTGGCCTGCGGCCAACTCGCGGAGCGTGTCGGCCTGCTGCTCTTGGGTGCGGCCGAGGCCCTCCAGCGTGGCGGTCGTCTGCCGGAGGAACGTCGAATGGGCCTCGACCACGGGAATCACGACCGTCCGGTGCATGGCGTGAGCGGCCTCGCGGAGAAGCCACAGCAGCACGGCCAAGACGAGGATCGGGAAGCCGAACTCGCGGGCGGACCTCAGGACGATTTCGATTGTCTCGGTACTCACGTGTGCTCCTCCCACCACTTCTTGACCAGCGCCTGCACGACGGCCCCGATGGCCCACATGATCAACATGGTCAGGAACGCGAACCCCGCCCGCTGGGCGTACTCGTCGCGGACGCGGCCCTCCCACATCCGCCGCATGTCCTCGCGGCCGTGGCCGGCGGCTGCCGCCGCCCGGCCCGTGGGCGACATCTCAGCGGCCGTCGCGGTGATCTCGTCGCACCGCTCGCGGCCGAGCATCGCCCGGCGGATCGGGTGGCGGGCCAGCTCGGCCCACACGTAGTCGGAGTCGGTCATCGCTCGCACCTCCCGTCCTTGCAGACGGCGGCCGCCACAGGCTGGCCCAGCATCCGCCGGATCTCGGCAACGTGGCTCCCGGCGGTCAGCCCGCCGGTCGAGCCCCACAGCACCGCGACCAGCTCGCCGCGGGCGTTGAAGATCGGCCCGCCGGAGTCGCCCTGCCGGGCGGCGGCCCGGACCTCGAGCATGTGCATGGGGTGCCGGCCCGTCGGACCGAGGAACTGTGTCACCTCGCCGCTCGCCTCCCGGTAGGTGAACGGCACCGGCCCGTAGCCGGCGAGCGTGAGCCGGTCGCCGGGGGCCGGGGGCCGGGCCGCGATCGGCACCGGGGCGGCGGCGGGGGCCGCGGCCGAGAGGACCGCCAGATCCCAGGCCGAATCCCACGCCACCACGCGGGCCGTGCCGCTCGTGCCGTCGGGCCAGCGGAGCGTGATCGCGGTCCTGCCGTCGCGGACCACGTGCCAGGCGGTGAGCACCTTCGCCCGGCCGTCGCGGGCCTCGACCAGCACGCCGGACCCGCAATCCTTCGACGGGCCGGCACCGCACTCGATCCGGCAGACGGCGGGCCGGGGGCCGGGGGCGGCGGCCACCGCTGGAGCCGGGGGCGGCGGGTCGGGCAGCTGCCCGGCACCCTCGCACACCGGGCACGCGAACCGCACAGGGCCGGGGCCGACGACGCGGTCGCCGTGGCAGTTGTCGCACGGGGCGGCCGCGGCGGTCGCGGCCAGGAGGAGCGTGAGGAGGATGGATCGCATGGTCACCCGGCGGGCCGGCTCCAGTCATCGGGGAGGGTCACGCTCGCCACGGCGAACGATCCTTTCCATGCCGACTTCGCGGTCCGCTCGGAGTCGTAGCGGACGATGTCGTAGCTGTCGGGGTAGGCCATGAGCCGCTGGTCGGGCATCCACCGCGCCCACGGCACCGCGTGCCCGTTGCGGCCCACGCTCACGACCATGCCGTGGAGCACGAGGCACACGGCCTGCTCGTAGGACTCGGGGAAGATCACCTCGAGCGGCCGGAACCACTTGGCCGTCTCCTCCCACCCATCCGGGAACCGCGAGAGCGGCGTCCACGGGCCGCGCGACTGGTTGAATCCGCCCCGGCCGGTCGTGCCGTGGAGGGCATGGCGGAACTGGTAGTCGTAGGGCTGCACCGTCTCGGGCATGATCCCGCGTCGGACGGCGATCTCCAGGACGCGGCGGACGTTGGCGCCTCCCCACTGCCGCGGGTTGGCCTCCGCGTAGACGGACAGCGGCGACAGCCAGACGGAGCCGAAGTCGCGCGACTCGGGGTATCTGAAGTCCTTCTTCGGCCCGCCGTAGTTCACGCCCCGCGCCCTGTTGCGGGCGGCTTCCACGTTCACCCGGAGCGAGTGGCACGTACATTCGTGGGTCGGGTCTTGATTCGTGAACCGGTCGATGAAGTTGATGCCCCACGCCCCGGCCGCGTCGTTCTCGCGGGCCTTCTCGACCCAGTCGCGCGGCTCGATCCACAGGGCCGCCGGGAACTCCCGTGAGGCGGAGCCGCAGGCGTCGCGGAGGGCGTCGGGCGTGTCCTCCGCGGCCAGCTCGGCGGGGTAGCCGTCGTGCCCGTTGATCGGAAAGACGTCGATCAGCTTCGGGTCGATCATGCGACGGCCTCCGCTTTCTGGACCGCCGCCGCTATCCTCGCCTTGGCGATCTCGACGTACTCGGCCTCGCGTTCGATGCCGATGAAGCGGAAGCCTTCAAGGATCGCCGCCTTGCCCGTGGAGCCGCTGCCCGTGAACGGGTCGAGCACCACGCCGCCGGGTGGCGTGACGAGGCGGCAGAGGTAACGCATGAGGTCGGTCGGCTTGACGGTGGGGTGGTGATTGCCGCCCAAGACTCGATGATCGTGGTCGGGGAACTTTCCGGTGTTGTCCTTGCTGCCGGGTCGATTGCCGCCGCGCTCACGCTCCCCCAGCCCCTCGCACCCTTCATCCCGATCCGCCTTGTTCGCCTTGGCGCAGTAGAAGAAGCGGGCGGCAGAGCCGGAGTCACCGACGATCTCCGGCAGGTCTCCTTCACTGAACAGCCCGTACCGTCCTTGGCCTCCGGCGACGAGATGCCGTCCGGCCTTCCGGCTTCCGCTCGTTGTCTGCGGAAACAGCCCCACCACCTCCTCGCTGCCGTCGTGGATGAGGTTCGCGGGCCAGCGGCCCAACTGCTCGCCGGGGCGGGCCTCCTGCCATCTCTCAGGCGTGATTCGGTTTTGAATCGTGTCGCCATACTCTCCGGGCTTGCAGGACGACGGAACGCGGCCGCTTGCACGCATTGATGCAGATGGAGAAGGTTCTCCGCCCACCCTGCACCCATCCACGTTGATCGCCCCCGTGCCATGCGTCAGCACGTTCTCGGCGACTGTGCCGACGAGCGGCTTGCGGGCCACGATGATCGGCTCCCAGGCGGGCTTTAGGGCAGTGCCCCAGCCTTGCCAAGCAGCAGCAGCAGCAGCAGTGATGGCGTCGCCCTTGGGCGTCCGCTCATAGTTGCCGCCGCTCATACCGCCGTTATCTGATGCGATGGCACCGGCACGGCCTCGCCAATGGCCCGCCGCCTTGTCGATCGCCTTGCTTACGTCGTGCGATTTCGGGAACCCGCTGCCGTAGACCCACATCACGCAGTCCCGAATCTCCCATCCAGCGTCCTCGATGGCGCAGGCAAGCCGGTGATAGGTGCGGGTGCCGCCGAACGCGAGCAGGTGGGCTCCTGGCTTCGCCACGCGGAGAGCTTCGGTCCAGAACTCGACGCCGGGTACGCCGTGGTCCCAGCCCTTGCCCATGAACGACAGGCCATAGGGCGGATCGCTCACGATGGCGTCAACGCCCTCGGCGTCGAGCGTCGCCATGACTTCGCGGCAGTCGCCGTGGTGGATGTCGATGGTCACGGCACGGCCTCCATCACCGCGGCCTCACTCCCCGGCCGCGGCGTCACCCGGATCACCTGCCGGCCCGCGAGGGCGACGACCGCCGGCAGCCCAGCTTTGCGGGCCGCGTCCAGGGCGGCCTGGTACTGGTCGGGAACATCGCCGGTCCCGTCGGTCGTGTCGGCCTCGAGCAGCGTGGCGACCACCCGCCGCTCGCGGTTCAGTTTGTTGATCGCCACGGTCACGAACGGCGGCACGGCCCCATCGTCCTTCTCATAGACGTAGACCGCCGCCGTCGCGGACCCGGTCGTGTCCACGCGGCCCCACTCGACGCGCGGCAGCGTCAGCAGGAGAAGCCCGGCGGCGATGAAGGCGAACGGCCTCACGCCTTGGCCTCCGGCTTCAGCAGCTCGTGGGTGAGCTGCTCGCACACGGCCACGGCGTCGGTCTGCC